TCCACCCTTCCTGGTGGTCAAAATCTTGGAGAAATTACAGATATTAAGTATTTCCAAGAAAAACTATATCGTTCATTAAATGTTCCATCATCAAGAATTGGAGGTGAAGGTGGTTTTAATCTAGGAAGATCTTCTGAGATTTTGAGAGATGAAGTTAAATTCAGCAAATTTGTTGGACGTTTAAGAAAAAGATTTTCTTACATGTTCAATGACATGTTAAGAACGCAACTTATTTTAAAAAACATTATTACCCCAGAAGATTGGGAAGTCATGGAAGAACATATTCAATATGACTTCTTATATGATAATCATTTTGCAGAACTAAAAGAAGCAGAACTGTTGAATGAGAGACTTAATATGGTTCAAGCAGCAGAACCTTATGTTGGAAAATATTTTTCTCAAGATTACTTGAGAAGAAAAGTTCTTAGACAAACCGATCAAGAAATTCTTGAGCAGGATTTATTGATTAAAAAGGAAATTAAAGATGGAATAATTCCAGATCCATCACAAATGCAAATAGATCCCGCAACTGGACAACCAATTTCTGGAGAAGAATTGCAAACAGATCTTGGAAAACCAGTAATGGAACCTGAAATTAATGCAAGTTCTGTAGAATCTCCAGAAATAAAAATACCAAAGGGTGGAGAAATCTAATAAATATAGTGGTTTAGAGAATTAAAAACAATGGATGAATTAATGGACATGATTACATCTGATGAGAGTCCATCTCAAATTACAGATAAAATCAAAGATCTTCTTTTTGCAAAATCTGCAGAAAGAGTTGATACATTCAAATCATATGCAGCAAACTCACTCTTTGGTGAAGGTGGAGTTGAAGAAAATGAAATTGTAGATGAAATTGGTGATTATGAGGAAGAGGACGAAGAATAATACATTTACTAAATAACTAATAAGTATTATATAATAACAATGCAAAGGACTAAAATAATTGAGACTGAAGTTGCAACAGCAACTGTTGCTGGATCTGCTTCCAGCATTACTGCTGCAACTTGTGTCCGTCTTCATAATAACACTGCCGGTATTGTTACTGTTGGGGTTTCTACTTTAGTTGGTGCGGCAACTACTGTTTATTTTAGTATGCCAGCAAACACTGTTGAATTTTTGGAAAAACTCCCAACGGACGTTATTTGGACAAACGTAGCAATCAAAGCAACTAAAGTAGGATTTACCAACTAAGAAAATGAAACTTATCAGAGAAGAAATAGAACAAGTAGAATTTATCGTTGAAAACAAAAACGGTAAAAAATCACTTTATATTGAGGGAGTTTTTCTTCAGGGAAACATTAAGAACCGTAATGGTCGTATGTATCCTATGGAAACTCTTCGTCGTGAAGTTTCTCGTTATAACGAAAACCATGTTCTACAAGGAAGAGCTCTTGGAGAACTTGGACATCCAGATGGTCCTACTGTAAATCTTGATAGAGTTTCTCATAAAATTGTATCACTCAGAGAGTCTGGTTCCAACTTCATCGGTAAGGCAAAAATTCTTTCCACTCCAATGGGGAAAATTGCAGAATCACTTATTTCTGAAGGTGTAAAACTTGGAGTTTCTTCTCGTGGTATTGGTTCCCTCAAATTAACTCGTGAGGGAATCAACGTTGTTGGAGATGATTTCATGTTAGCAACTGCTGCTGATATCGTCGCAGATCCTTCAGCACCTGATGCATTTGTTGAAGGTATTATGGAAGGAAAGGAATGGGTATGGGATGGTGGAATCCTTCGTGAAAAATATGCACAGAAAACCTACAAGACTATTAATACTCTTGTAGATCAAAAGAGATTGGAAGAAAATAAGTTGAACTTATTCAACGATTTTCTCGCAAATCTTTAATTTATAAATAAATATAGATTAAATTACTAAGGTTAATCGGAGAGTTCAAATGTCTCGTGGAGATTTACAAGAAATGGAAGTAGGCACTAAGCAATCCAAAACCGCCGTTAATGCAAATGCTAAGGCGGCAGATGCGATGCCTAGAATGGCAGATCCAGGTACTCAACTGGGTAATGTAGAAGATCTCGGTGGTCCTACACCAGAAAACTACAAATCTGATGATGATTCAGCAAAACTGAAAACACCTGGAGCAACACTCAAGCAAGTTAGAGATGTTGTAAATAAAGGTGCTAAGTCTGCTGATGCAATGAAGAAGATGAAAGAAGATGAAGATCTTGAGGATGAAAATCTTCTCCATGAGGCAGAAGAAGAGGAAGTTGAAGAAGAGGAAGTTGAAGAAGAGGATGGAGTTGACATTGAGGAAGATGTCAATGCTCTTCTTGGTGGAGAAGAACTTTCTGAAGAATTTAGAGAGAAAGCTAAAGTAATTTTTGAAGCTGCTCTAAAGTCTAAAGTAAATGAAGTTAAAGAAGCTCTCGAAATTCAATACGAAGAAAGACTAGTAGAAGAAATCGAGGAAATTAAAGAAGCACTCAAGGAAAGAGTTGATTCTTATCTTGAGTATGTTGCCGATGAATGGTTCACCGAAAATGAACTTGCAATCGAACATGGACTTAAGACCGAAATGACTGAGAGTTTCCTCTCAGGCATGAAGGAACTTTTTGAAGCACATTATGTATCAATCCCTGAAGATAAATATGATGTTCTTGAGAGCATGGTAGAAAAACTTGATGACATGGAGACAAAACTCAACGAGCAGATTGAGAAGAATATCCACCTTAACCAAAGACTCGCAGAGTCGGTTGCTGATGGAATCTTAGATCAAGTTTCTGAGGGCTTAGCAGTCACTCAGAAAGAGAAGCTCGCTTCACTTGCCGAAAGTGTTGAGTTTGAGAGTGAAGAAGAATATCGTGAAAAACTGGAGATGCTGAAGGAGTCATACTTCTCAGCAGTCAAAACTCCAAAGGTAAAAACTGAGACTCTCTCTGAGCAAGTAGATGTTGCTCCCGAAAATATTTCAGGAACAATGGCTGCGTATCTGAGAACCCTTTCAGCAGTTGCCAAAAACTGAATTTAATATTAATCAAACGTAAACAATCACATAGGTAAACGCAAATGTTCCAAGCCGAGCATCTGCAGGAAAAGTGGGCACCACTCCTCAACTATGAGGGTCTTGATCCAATCAAAGATTCCCATCGTAGAGCAGTAACCGCAATCCTGCTGGAAAACCAAGAAAAATTCCTTAGAGAAGAATCAGCATTCCAGTCTGGCATGAGCCTGATGGAATCACCAACCAACAGCGGTAACGTTGCTGGCGCACAAGGTGGTTTCGGTGGCACTGCCGGTAACACTGTTGCTGGTTTCGATCCCGTTCTGATCTCACTGATCAGACGTTCAATGCCAAATCTGGTCGCATATGATCTGGCTGGTGTTCAGCCAATGTCTGGTCCTACTGGACTGATCTTTGCAATGCGTTCCAGATATACCAATCAGTCTGGAACTGAAGCATTCTACGACGAAGCAAACACCACCTTCTCGGGCACCGATGCTGGTTTCGATACCACTCTGACCCGTGACTTTGCTGACGTTAATGCTGGTATCGGTACTACCATTCAGTCTGGTACTAACCCATCAGTTCTGAACCCTGTTGGAACTGCAACCTCAACCGCATATAACGTCGGTCAAGGTATGCCAACGGGTGATGCAGAAGCACTCGATGATGGTACTAATGCATTCAACCAGATGGCTTTCTCGATTGAGAAAGTCACTGTTACTGCAAAGTCAAGAGCACTGAAGGCCGAGTACTCACTCGAACTTGCTCAAGACCTTAAGGCAATTCACGGTCTTAATGCAGAAGCTGAGTTGGCAAATATTCTGTCAACTGAGATTCTTGCTGAAATCAACCGTGAAGTTATCAGAACCATCTATAAGGTTGCTGAGCAAGGTGCTGCTGTTAACGTAGCAACTCCTGGTGTATTTGACCTTGACGTTGACTCCAACGGTCGTTGGTCGGTTGAGAAGTTCAAGGGTCTTCTGTTCCAAATCGAGCGTGATGCAAACGCAATTGCACAAAGAACTCGTAGAGGAAAGGGCAACATCATCCTGTGTTCTGCTGACGTTGCTTCAGCACTAACCATGGCTGGTGTTCTCGATTACACCCCTGCTCTAAATGCAAACCTGAACGTTGATGATACCGGCAATACTTTTGCTGGTGTTCTGTCAGGTAAGTATAGAGTTTACATCGACCCATATTCTGCAAACGTTGCTGCTAACCAGTACTACGTTGTTGGATATAAGGGTGCTAATCCTTATGATGCAGGTCTCTTCTACTGCCCATACGTTCCTCTCCAAATGGTTCGTGCCGTTGGTGAGAACTCCTTCCAGCCTAAGATTGGCTTTAAGACCCGTTATGGTCTTGTTGCTAACCCATTTGCTGAAGGAACCACTCAGGGTCTTGGCAGACTTCAAGTTAACGCAAACCGTTACTACAGAAGAGTACAGGTTAAAAATCTTATGTGATCTAATTCACAGAGTTTATTCAGAGGGTCCTTCGGGACCCTTTTTTTTATCTAAATAATTTAAAAAATGGCAGTATCAAACGCATATAAAAATCAGATACAGAATAGAAATTTTCTGTCTCCTGTTGGATTTAAGTTCACTTTAAATAGAGCACCAAAAGTTGCATTTTTTGGAAATTCTGCAAATATTCCAGGAATGACTTTAGGTATTGCAAATCAACCAACTTATCTTAAGGACATTCCAACTCCCGGAGACAAGATTGAATTTGAGGATTTTACCATCAGATTTATGGTAGATGAGGATCTAGAAAATTATATGGAAATACAAAACTGGATTAGAGGTCTTGGATATCCAGAAAGTTTGGAGCAAATATACGATTTGCAAAATGAGAAAAAATATATAAATTCGTCGGATACTAAGTTAATGAACATTTATTCCGATGCAACTTTAACTGTAATGACAAGCAATCAGAATACTAATTTTAATGTAAAATTTTCAGATCTTTGGCCTTACTCTCTATCAGCACTTCAGTTTGATGCTACAGATACTGATATAGAATACTTTACTGCAGAGGCAACTTTCAAGTATACTATCTACAATATAACCGATTCAAGTGGAAATAATTTATGACGTTTGACCTTGACACTATTCAGAAAATGTGGGAAGAGGATTCCCGAATTGATCCAGATAATTTACATACAGAGTCTTTAAATATTCCAATTTTGCATTCAAAATATTTTGATATTTACAATAATATTATTCTTTTGAAGAAAAAGGCAGAACAGCAGAGAAAAAATATTAGACATGATAGATATGAATATTACACTGGAAAATCGGATCCAGATGTTTATGTAGAAAATCCATTTCCCAAAAAAATTCGTGATAAAGAAACACTCCAAAAATATTTGGATGCGGACGAAAAATTATCTCAGGTTTGTCTTAAAATTGACTACTATGAAACTATGCTAAATTATATTGAGAGCATTCTCAAAATGATTCAAAATAGAACTTATCAAATAAAGAATGCGATCGAAGTAATTAAGTTCCAAGCAGGTTATGGTTAATAATGCGGATTTGGTGATTTCTAAATCAAACGAAGTTTTTTTAAAGATACAAACACAACCCCATATTGAGTATGAACTAAGGGATCATTTCAAATTTGAAGTTCCAAATGCAAAGTTCATGCCTCAATATAGGGGAAAGAATTGGAACGGAGAAATACATCTTTTTGACATGAGATCTAAACAAATTTATGTTGGTCTTTTGGATAAAATTGTATCTTTTTGCAATCAGTATGGATATAATTATAAATTTGAAACAAATAAATTTTACGGATTACCCTTCGAAGTAAATGAAGAAATATCTTATGAGGGTGTAAAAGATTATATGAAATCTATTTGTGCTCATTCTCCGCGGGAGTATCAAGTAGAGGGAGTATACGATGCTCTAAGGCATAATAGAAAGCTATTGATAAGCCCCACAGCCTCAGGAAAATCCTTGATGATTTATTCCCTTGTAAGGTATTATGTAGATAAAGGACAAAAAATTCTCTTAGTTGTTCCAACGACATCTCTGGTAGAGCAGATGTACAAGGATTTTTTAGATTATGGTTGGGATGCTGAGTCATATTGTCACAGGATTTATTCTGGTAGGGAAAAAACTAATGAACATTCTGTTACAATTACAACTTGGCAATCGGTATATAAGTTAGAACGTTCTTTCTTTGAAGATTATGGTGTAATCATAGGCGATGAAGCACATTTATTCAAGAGCAAGTCTTTGATACAAATCATGTCAAAGTTACATCATGCAAAATTTAGATTTGGATTTACCGGAACTTTAGATGGAACTCAAACTCACAAATGGGTTTTAGAAGGATTGTTTGGTCCATCATATAAAGTTACAAAAACTTCGGAGTTAATGGAGCAAGGACATCTTTCTCAATTAGATATCCAATGTCTTGTTCTTAAACATCCACCACATAAGTTTGAAACTTATGAAGACGAAATTCAATATTTAATTTCTCACGAGCAACGAAATAAATTTATTACTAATTTATCTTTAGATCTTAAGGGAAACACTCTTGTTTTGTTTAGTAGGGTTGAGTCGCATGGGGCAATCTTATTTGAAAGAATAAATACTAACAAGCGAGATGATCGTAAAGTATTTTTTGTTCATGGTGGAGTTGATGCTGAAGAAAGAGAATTAGTTAGAGAAATTACAGAAAGGGAAAATAATGCAATTATTGTTGCTTCTTATGGCACTTTTAGCACTGGCATCAATATTAAAAATCTTCACAATGTAATATTTGCATCTCCAAGTAAATCTAGAATTAGAAATTTGCAATCTATAGGAAGAGTGCTTAGAAAAGGAAAAAACAAAACAAGAGCAGTTCTTTATGATATATCCGATGATTGCACATTTAAGTCAAGAAAAAATTACACTTTAAATCATTTGATAGAGAGAATTAAGACATATAATGAAGAGAATTTTAATTATGAAATAATCACTATTCAACTTAAGACAAATGGGAATTGAAGAAGATTTTTATGCAACACTTAAATTAAAAACCGGTGAAGAAGTATTTGCAAAAGTTGCAGCTTCTGAAGAGGAAGATCGTACATTATTAATAGTTACAAATCCAATTATTGTTGCTGAAATTAAAGGAAAAACAGGTTCTGTCATGGGATATAAGATAGAACCTTGGTTAAAGACAACAACTGAAGATATGTTTATTATTAATCTAGAAGATGTTCTAACAATGAGTGAATCTTCCGACATTGAAATGATTTCTATGTATCAAACTTATTGTAGAGAAAGTGATAAAACAAGAAATAATCAAGCAAAGATATCTCGCAAAATGGGATACCTTGCCAATGTAAATGATGCAAAAGAGATCTTAGAAAAACTCTTTAAGAATAGCTAGAGTCTCATCTTCAAACCCAACAAAGGTATTCTACACATTATTTGATACCTTGTCAACTATTTGGATAAGTGCTATAATTCATACATATTATGAGATAACCTAATGATAACTACAGCAGTTATGACCAAGAGAAAAAGGTCAGAGCATTACGTAAACAATAAAGAATTTCTTGCAGCACTGATTAAATATCGTGAAGATGTGGAAATTGCCAAAATTAAAGGCAATCCAAAACCACAAATTCCCAGGTATGTTGGAGAGTGCTTTTTAAAGATTGCAAATCATTTATCATTTAAACCAAACTTTGTCAACTACATGTTCAAAGATGATATGATTTGTGATGGTATTGAAAATTGTGTTCAGTATATTCATAACTTTAATCCAGAGAAATCTCAGAATCCATTTGCTTACTTCACTCAAATTATTCACTACGCATTTTTGAGACGCATTCAGAAGGAGAAGAAGCAACTAGAAATTAAGAACAAGATTCTAGAAAGAACTGGATTTGATCAGGTGTTCGAGAGTGGGAATGTTGACGGATCAGATTACTCCGACTATAATTCTATTAAGGATGCAGTACACTCTAAACTCCGTTACTGAATGAAAGTAGCAATTATTACAGACCAACATTTTGGTGCAAGAAAGAATTCCAAACTCTTTCATGATTATTTTCTAAAATTCTACAATGATATATTTTTCCCAACACTCGAAGAGCATGGGATTACTACTGTTGTAGATATGGGAGATACTTTTGATAGTCGCAAAGGAATTGACTTTTCTGCACTATCCTGGGCTAAAAATAATTACTATGACTGTCTTCACGAAATGGGAGTGAAGGTTCATACGATCGTAGGAAATCATACTGCATACTATAAGAACACTAACAATGTAAATGCAGTTGATTTGCTTTTACGTGAGTATGATAATGTGACTGTATATTCGGAACCAACCGAAGTGATGTTGGGACAACTACCAACTCTTTTTATTCCATGGATTAATCAAGAAAATGAGGAAAAAACTCTCAAACTTATTCAAAAGACAACTTGCCCGTGTGCGATGGGGCATCTTGAACTCCAAGGATTTAGAGTTAATAACCAAATCATCATGGAGCATGGTTTGGAGAGCAAATTATTTGAGAAGTTCGAACGTGTCTTCTCGGGACACTATCACACTAGATCAAACAACGGGACTGTCTTTTATCTAGGAAATCCTTATGAATTGTATTGGAATGATGTAAATGATACTAGAGGATTTACTATCTTTGATACTGAAACTTTAGAACATATTCCAATCAATAATTCTTATAGAATGTTTCATAGTATTTACTATGAAGATACTGATTACCAAACATTTGATACTCGTGAGTATCAAAATAAAATTGTTAGAGTAATTGTTCGTAAGAAAACAGATCTTAAAAGGTTTGAAAAATTTATTGATAAACTTTATAGTTCAAATGTTGCCGAATTAAAAGTTGTAGAAAACTTTCAAATTCAAGAAAATGAAGATTTTGAAGCATTTGAATCTGAAGATACACTTTCTATCTTAAATAGATATGTACAGGAAGCAGAGATTGAACTAGATAAATCCATTGTTCAAAAACTCATCTCCGAAGTATATCAAGAGGCTTGCGAATTAGTGTAGAATGTTTATCCTAACAATCAATGGAAGAGAGGACGAAGGTGCATATTCAGTAGTCAACGAAGATGGGAATCAAGTCCTGTATTTGTTTGAAGAAGAGGATGATGCTGCTCGTTTTGCCATGATGTTAGAAGAAGACGACTATCCTGAAATGCATGTAATGGAAATTGATAGTGATCTACTCGTAAATGTTTGTGAAATGCATGGACATGAGTATGTTATCATTACACCTAATGACATTGTGATTCCCCCCAAAGAAAATGATATTGTTTGAAAAAATCCGTTGGAAGAACTTTCTTTCTACTGGAAATCAATTCACTGAAGTTGAACTGAATAAAAACTCAACCACTCTAATTGTGGGGAATAATGGAGCAGGCAAGAGTACAATTCTTGATGCTCTCTGTTTTGTGTTGTTTGGTAAGGCTTTTCGTAAGATCAACAAACCTCAACTCATCAACACAACAAATGAGAAGGATTGTCTTGTTGAGATTGAATTAAAGATTGGTTCTACTGACTGGATGATTCGTCGTGGAATCAAACCAAATATCTTTGAGATCTATCGCAACGGATCTGTTCTGGATCAAAGTTCTTCTGCGATTGATCAACAGAAGTATCTTGAGCAATCCATTCTCAAGATGAACTATAAGTCATTCACTCAGATTGTGATTCTGGGTAGCAGTAACTTTGTTCCGTTCATGCAACTCACTGCTGCAAGCCGTAGAGAAGTGATTGAAGATCTTCTGGATATTAAGATTTTCTCATCGATGAATGTGATCATCAAAGAAAGAATTCGTTCTCTGAAAGAAGAAATCCGCACTCTTGAACTGAAGAAAGAGTCGGTGAAAGATAAAGTTGAGATGCAGAAAAACTTTATTGAAGAGTTGGAGAATCTTGGCAATGCCAATGTAAATGCCAATAAAGAAAAGATTACCGGTTGTGAAAAGGAAATCGGTGATTATATGAAGGAAAACGAGACTATTGAGGAACCTCTTCGGGCACTTATTCGAGAACAGGATGAAATTATTGGATATGCTGAGAAACTTAAAAAACTTGGACAACTGAAAGGCAAGATCTCTCAGAAAGTATCTACAATTACCAAAGAACATAAGTTCTTCATGGAAAATACGGTTTGTCCTACATGCACCCA